ATGCTGGCATTGCTGCTTGTCCTTTCCGTAGGGCAGGCAGACGCCCAGCGGATTCTGCCAAGGATGCAGGGTGTGGAAATGCGTGGAGGTATGGCTTCCGATAACGGATACTATATGGGAATGACACTTTCAAGTTATGCCAAAGGCGGGAACAAATGGGTATATGGAGCGGAATACCTGCATATGAAACACGGTTACCGTCATGTGACCATCCCTTCGGCGCAGTTTACGGCAGAAGGCGGATATTACCTGAATTTCCTTTCCGATGCGGGAAAAGTGTTCTTCCTCAATCTTGGAGGATCGGCACTGGCCGGATATGAGACGGTAAACTGGTCCGATAAAAAACTCTATGACGGGGCCACTCTGAAAAACGGCGATGCCTTTGTGTACGGCTGTGCCCTGACGCTGGAGATGGAACTGTACCTTGCCGACCGTGTGGCATTGACGGCTTCCTTGCGTGAGCGTTTCCTGTGGGGCGGAAGTCTCGGACATTGCCATACCCAGTATGGAATCGGCATTCGTTTTATGATAAATTAGCGGGTTATGGAACTGGAACAGATTAGACGGATTTCTCTTGTCGGTTTTCTTGAAGATCTGGGGCATATGCCTGTATCCCGTAAAGGAAATGATGTCTGGTTCAGATCCCCTTTCAGAAATGAGAGAACCGCATCCTTCAAGGTGGATACGCAGCGGAATGTCTGGTTTGATTTTGGTCTCGGAAAGGGAGGTGACATCTTCCATCTTGCCGGAGAACTGACCGGAAGTGCCGATTTTATGGAGCAACTGGAGTTCCTTTCTGGGAAATCCGGCATCCTTCCCTTACGACCTTTACAGGAACGTAAGAAGATACCCCGCGTTTCTGGATTCGAGGACGTGAAAGTGGCGGAACTGAGTCATAAGGCATTGAAAGCTTATTTGAAAGAGAGAGGCATTGATCCGGCCATAGCCGGGAGATTCTGCAAGGAAGTGGCATACGGAATACGGGACAAACGGTATTTTGCCATAGGCTTCATGAACCGGAGCGGCGGTTATGAACTGCGTAACCCGATGTTCAAGGGATGCATCTCTCCCAAGGACATTTCCTGTGTGTCCCTGTCTGGAAAGAAAAATGATACGTGCTGCGTGTTTGAAGGATTTGTGGATTTCCTTTCGGCATTGGTATTACGGACTGTGACGGACGAGGACTGCCTAGTGCTGAACTCTGTATCCAATCTGGAACGGTCGTATGCCGTTCTGGAGGGTTACGGCAAAATCCGGTGCTTTCTTGACCGTGACCGGGCCGGGATTACCGCACTGGAGAGTTTGAACATACATTTCGGGAATAAGGTTACGGACTGTTCCGGTCTGTATGATGGATTTAAGGACTTGAATGAATATCTGACAAAAACAAAGGAAAACAAATGAAGACAGAAAAGAATATGAGAAAAGGATTTGGACTGGCAGGCAAGATTGCCATGTTCTGCATGGGTCTGGTCAGTTTTATACTGACTTCGTGTGAATCCGAGCTGGAAATCCAGCAGAGTTATCCGTTTACCGTGGAAACAATGCCAGTTCCCAAGGAATTGAACAGGAATGAAACGGCGGAAATACGATGTGAACTCAAAAGTGAGGGCGATTTTGACGGTACGGTCTATACGATCCGTTATTTCCAGTATGACGGGGAAGGTTCCCTGAAACTGGACAACGGTCTTGAATTCAAGCCGAATGACCGTTATCTGCTGGAGAACAGGAAGTTCAGGCTGTATTATACTTCACTATGTGACGAGGCGCAGAACTTCATTGTCGTTGTCGAAGACAATTGGGGAAACATGACAGAAATGGAATTTGACTTCAACGATGCAGGTGATGAAGAAACAGGTACTGTGGAAGATTCATTGTCAGTTCAGGAAGGAGGTGCCTTATAATAACCGTAAGACTTCTAGGGTCAGTACTGCCATTGGTGGTACTGGCCATGACGGTAACTTCTTTGCGGTCACAGGAGAATGTGGAAGACTCACGTTGGGAAACGGCTGTCAGGTGTATCAAAAAATACGAAGGATGGCATGGTCTGGAACATCATCCGTATGTTGCATACGGTCACCGTATCAGAAAAGGGGAAAAGTTTCCCGCCAGATTGACAGAAAGTGAGGGAGACTGTATTCTGAGATTTTGTTTTTATAATTAAACAGACTTATTTGACCTCAATTTATCTGAAAAAATAACATTTTGGGAATAAAATTAGTAAATTTGCTATTGATTAAGGGTGCAGCATAATATTCTCTTACTCATTTTTTATATTAGTAGGTTTATATTATTAAGCGGATGATTATTTTGGTTTAAATTTATATAGATTATTGATATGTTAATTAAATCTGTAACACTTAAAAATTTTCGTGGCTATAGAAATGAAACTACAGTTCTTTTTTCTAGTTTGACAACTTTTGTAGGTCGTAATGATATTGGAAAATCTACAATACTTGAGGCTTTGGACATTTTCTTTAATGAAGGGAAAGGATGTGTTTCCTTGGATAAGGAAGATATAAACAAACAAGCCTCTAATGAAGGTGACGATGAAGTGATAATTGCTGTAGAGTTTTTTAATTTGCCAGATAGTTTAATTATAGATGAAAGTAATAGAACAACACTTGCTGCTGAATATCTTTTAACAGAATCCAATACATTAAAGATAGTTAAAAGATATCCAAGGGCTGGAAAGGAAAAAGTTTATATTAAAGCTAAACATCCAACAAATCCAGCTTGTTGCGATTTATTGAGCAAAAAAATTACAGATCTTAAAGTAATATTAAGTAGAGAGGACATAGAATGTGAAGATCAAACAAGAAAAGCTGTTATACGCGCAGCAATATGGAATCACTTTGCTGATAATCTTAATTTAGAAGAAAAGGAAATTGATGTAACGAAAGAAGACGGAAAGACGATTTGGGAAAGTTTGAAAAAGTTTCTTCCTGTATATTCACTATTTCAAGCTGACCGAAGTAATAATGATCATGATAAAGAAATACAAGATCCTTTAAAAGAGGCTGTAAAATCAATACTTAAAGAGGATAATGTGGCTCAAATGTGTCAACGAATAGCAGAACATGTTACAACGAAATTGCAAGAAGTCTCAAATAATACTTTGAATAAAATACGAGAAATGAATCCAGAGCTAGCAAATAGTCTTAGCCCTAATATACCATCTTTTACTGATTTAAAATGGTCTGATTTATTTAAGAATGTATCTATCGCAGGTGACGATGATATTCCTATTAATAAACGTGGTAGTGGTGTAAAACGTTTAATACTTTTGAATTTTTTTAGAGCTGAAGTAGAAAGAATGCAAAGTAACACAGAGTCAGATGGCTTAATATATGCAATTGAGGAGCCTGAGACTTCTCAACATGTTGCACATCAAAAAATTCTGATGAAAGCTTTAATAGATTTAGCCAACAATGAGAATGTACAAGTTATATTGACTACTCATAGTTCTTATATTGTAAAACAACTAAAGTTTGATAACATTCGGTTAATAAAAGAAATAGACGGAAGAAAAGTTGTTCAGAATGTAGAGTTATCTCAGTTACCATATCCGTCCTTAAACGAAATAAATTTTACATCTTTTGGAGAAGTAACAGAAGAGTATCATGATGAATTATATAGTTATCTTTATTCGAACAAAACAGATGAAGTAAGATGGATTGAAGAATATATAAATGGAAAACCCACAGTTAATTATATTAGGGAGTTGCAAAATGGTTCTACAAAAGAAGAGCAAAAAACTTTAACAGAGAAAATTCGTCATCAAATTCATCATCCAGAAAATTGTCATAATGCTCCTTATACAGAAGCTGATATTCGCCAGTCAATTGAAGATATGAGAACCTTTATTATGAATAAGAGAGAATCGTAAAATGGCAGCTCTTTTACATCTTGCTGCCAGAAGATGTGCACTCATCGTCTCGGACGACGACGACAATACGGTGAAACGTATTCCCACTTCCCATAACGAAACCGATAGTAATCGGATACAGATACTGGTTTGTGAATGCAATTGCACATTATCCTCATATCAAACACCTCCTTTCATTTATTTAACCTTATAAATAAAGATAGGCCAGTGTATCTATTTGGAAATGTTGCGCAAATATACGATAAACATTTATTATAAAAAGCAAATTGAAGAAGTTTTTCAATATGCTAAGTGTTTTATGTGAAGTCTGCCAGTTGTCCAATGTCTGTTTTACTTTTTATTGTTCTTCTGCTGGATATTTGTATCTTTTATGAAAGAGAAGACCGCCTTTGGCTCGAATGAACTGTATTCGTACCATGCGTTGCATTTGAAAAGGATATACATTTCAGCCTTTATTCTGTTACTTGCTGCCATATCTTATCTTATTATTACGGTTGATAAACGACAAAGCCCGATTCCGCTGGTGACGGAACCGGGCCTGTCGTATTCGGTTTCAGGTTTTAATTCTGGTTATATGAAAGCAGGAAATCGGCCATAGCTCCATTTTGTGGAATCATGGCAGGAAAATCAGTCTTTCCAGGCTTGTAGATTTCTGTCGCTACATTGTAGACATCCCACGCTGTAATGCGTGGCTGTTCAAGTGAGAGTTTGAGCAGTTCTTCCGTAAACACGGAAATCTGTCCCTGGTTAAGCGGATAGGTGTCCACCTGTGATGCCAGTCTTTTGTCTGCACTGTCATGGGATACACGCAGAGCCGTCAGCATACCGATAATCATGTATAATTCACCGGGTGTCAACACCTTTTCCTTGAGCCTTTGGATTCGGCTTCTGTCCGCATCCATGTCACGCTCAAAATTGCGCATCCAGTCATCTACCTTCCCGAACAGTTCCTCGGTAGTCACCTTGTCCTTACCGTAGTTGGCAACGCTTCGTTCGGGTGAAAGGATACACTGGTTGTGGCAGATACGTACACAGGGACCTATTGCCGCCTGGATACCGTCCTGATGGTAGGCTACCACGAGTGTGGTTGTCAGTTCGTCGGTATCTCCGTTCAGAATACGGATGGTGGTGAATATTCTGCGCAGTACATGTGCTTCTACCGCCTTCTCTCCATAGGTCTGTTCCACCTGCGGCAGGATGACCACTCCGGGCTGTGTCCGGTTCTTGTTCTGGGCGGCGAAGATTTCCTCCACCTCGTAGTTCAGGTTGTGACGGCGGCAGATGTCCGTCATGCGCTGGATGACCTGGTAGTGGTAGATTCCCCTGACCGGATTGCCGTAGATGTCGTTCTCCTTGTAGGTACGCTGTAGTGTTTCAAGGTCCATTACTTCGATTCCGTTGTTCTGGAAATCAAACTGTCTCTGATTGTTCAATGTTGCTAAAGCTTCCATAATTATATTTTTTAAATGGTTGGTAATTATTTGTCCAATAGGTTGATGATACGGACTGCCTCTTTGAAGCGTCCGATATTTTCCGGAAGAGGATTCCTATATTCCTCTTCCTTCATGCGTCTTATAGAAGGTATTCCCGTCAAGGGCAGAGCCTGGTTGACTTTCCATCCGTCAGTGAATGCCTTCGGCTGGAGACTGTCATGACAGATCACTTCCCCGACACATCCGTGGACGAGCATGTTGCATACGGTCATCATGCAGCAGGTCCGGCTGATGTCTTCTCCGACCAGATAGTTTCCCGGATTGTGCGCATGGTATGCCAGCAGGAGCCTTCCGCTGCCGCATGTAGGGTCTCCCATCCTCTGTCCGGTCTCTTTTTTACCTGCCGCGCACATGACCATGAGTTCACAGATATGTGACGGCGTGAAGAACTGTCCGTTTGCCTGCTGTCCCGGTTTTGAGCAGTAGGCCATGTGGAGTTCACCGAAAGCGTCGAACCAGCCCGACCTGCCGATTTGTTTCTGCATGATACGTGTCCATTCGGCTGTCATTTCCATGAACGAGGCGTTTTGCTGACGCTTGTATTTCCAGTTGCTTATTGGCGGTGCTCCAGGAGAGAAGCCGTGGATGATGAAACGCAGCAGGTCGTTGAATACGGTCTGTATTTCATAGCCGCATGAGGAGGCAAAGCCTGTGATGAGCCTGTCGAGCGGCCTGACTTCGTTGGAGATTTCATATCGTGCCATATTCCTTTATTTTATAATTGGTTATAGACTGTCGTTGATTCTGTATACTGTTACGGTATGGTTTTCATTGTCCGTGTGTATTCTGACCGGACCGTATCCCATGAATTTCATGCGGATTTGTCCGTGCTGTCCCATACCGTTCCACTGCTCACGTGATATTTCCTTAATATCCATGCGGTATCCCCAAAGTACAAGAGAGTCAGGCAGGATTCCCTTGTAGAGTCTGCCTTTCAGGATTGCGGCCAGCTCGTCCAGCTCGCTCCGGCTGTACAGCGTGAATGAATCGCTGCGGAAGGTGTATTCGCCTGTCCTTTCCCTGTCCCGGTGTTTCATGATATGATAGCGAAACCAGTTACGGGTGGTGTAACCGTCATATAACGGATTTGGTTCTCTGTATTCCCATTTCCTGACCGGAGCATCGAACCTGAGACTACCCGTATTGCTGCGTTTCCCGAATCCCCATGTCCTGAATATGCGGATTTCAGTACCTGCGGGTTTCATGTTCCGGATATTGACCTGCGTCCAGGGGCTTCCGGTGGTATCATAGGCGGCTTTTCCCATGTCATCGAAACAGAATACCGTTTCCGGTATCAGGCATATATCCGCATATTTGCCTGTTATCCGTTCTATATGAGCTTTTCCGAAATAGTCACCCGAACGTGAGACAAATTCAACGCAGTCTCCTTCTGTCGGGCACATCTGCCTGCTTCGGACATTCTCCATCAGTTCCAGCATACGGTTCACTTTCCGTACTTCCTTTTCTGTAATGAGATACCCGAAGTCACCGTTTGCCAGTTCAAGACTGTCAAGGTCATATCGTATCTTTGTATTCATCCTGTTCTCCTCCTGTTTTGTGTATAGCGTTCAACCTGTCGGGTGATCATATCACAGAATTTCTGGCCGTTTTCTTCCTCACCCCTGAAATAGGCGGCCATCATCAGCAGGTTCTTGTTGTAATAATGCACCCATTTGTCATGGAAATGTGCGCCGGGAACCTGTCCGAATGTTTCCTGAAACAGTTCCAGGGTCAGATCCTCGTCCTGTCTCCTGTTGTATTCCCATATTGCCAGAAGCAGCATGTCATTGTAATTCAGTCTCATATTGCGTTGGTATTTGAAATGGCCATTATGATGTTGCAGCAACCGATTTCCCGGACATTCTCCTTCAGCTTTCCGTTGTTTACCAGTTTGTCGTATGCCTCATGCACAAACCTGTATGCAGGCGAATCATATCCGATACCGTGCAGATGTGATGTCGTCGCCACATTTATCCGTGATGCCATCATGGAAAGTATGTCCTCTTTCCCTGCCCGGCGGTTGCTGAAGGCATCCAGTATATTCTGGTGGATGCACGTTCCGTATCTGGCACGGTAATATTCCAGTTCTTCTTCATCGGTGAAGGAATACACCTCTTCCGCTATCGTATCCTTTACAAGACGGAATGTACGGCCTCCTTTTTTCAGTATGGCTGTAATCTGTGGAATATGCAGTGTTTCACAGTAGCCGCTTATTTCCATCGGATGCACGTACAGGCGTGTTTTTCCTTTTACAAGATACATGGCCTGTGATGTACAGCCGGTTCTGTCCGTGTCGAATCCCTCTCCATGAAATTTCTCTTTTATTTCCTTGTAGAATGCGTCCGTTTTCTCATGGGAAAGACCTTTTCCCCATTCATATCCGCTTTCCAGACTGAAAAGCAGATGGAAGAGGGTTGTCCGCCCGGTCTTGCTTTCCCAGTAGCCGTAAAGGTCAGTCGTGCCGGATTTCGGTCCGAACCTGTATCCGTCCGGAGTATAGCTTTCCATCACTTCCAGGAGTGAGTTCATGAAATTTTCCGATTCTTCCGATTTCCACCATTCTGACGTATCGTCATCCATGGCATAAGCCGGTATATGGTTCATAACCTGCAGGTATTCCGGAGTCTCTTTCAGAATGTCCAGCATCCTTGTGACGGCTTCCTTCCTTTGTCTGATGGAGAACAGTTCCGTTCCGGTATCCGCGTGAAGCCTGTTCTGTGTCTTCTGGTCTGTAATCATGACTTCTGATTTTTATTGTTATACATTGTCTGCCTGTAAGGTACAGGCATTCTTATTTCTTGTTGTCCCTGTTGTCTGTTTGCTCGCATCCCTGCAAGGCTTGGCGGAAAAAAATACCGGAGCGAAGCGAGGATGATTTTTTTCCAGACAACCAGCCCGCCAGGGCCGCCTTGCGGGAGTTGCGCGGCAAACAGCTATTTTTGCAGCAAGAAATGAGGATGCTGTCATCATGTCTCCGGCATAAAAAAAGGGAACCCCATATTGCATGAGGCTCCCCAATACAGACTGTCGCATATATGTCAGGTATGTATGCTCCATCCGTGGAAACGTTCCATGATGACGGCAAAGGATTCGTCCGGATTTCCATGATACAGCAGTCCTCCGACAATGCCTGTATTCCCGTCCGGATAACGTTCGCAGAATCCGAACGAATACGGCGCATGGTCGTAATAGAGTTCGATTTCGCATGGACGGTTCTCGTTTTTCTCCCATTGCTTGAGACGTTCAAGACAGTTTTCCAGTGTCTTGTCATTGATGGATTTTGCATACTGTACGACCTTGTCATAATGCTCTTGTGAACAACAGATTTTCATATTTTTGTAGTTTTTAGTGGTTGAAATGTTTATTGTATTATCAATATAAAATATCAAGTTCGCTAATGAATACTTCAGCTTTACCGAATCCGTCACCTATAAGAAGAATCAGATCATCATATTCAAGTTTTTCATTCGTCATTTCTTCTATATCAGGCATTATCAGAATTTCATAAATGCCTGAAGTCTCTCCGGCAGGATCGTGCCAGTAGACTTTTGTTCCTATTGACAGTTCTTGTATATCTATATTTTTCATTTTCTCGTTTGTTTTTCAGTCAATCCAGAAAGTACCGCAATGAGGGCATCTGCATCCGGCAGGATATTCATTAGAATATCGCACGTCACGGTGGCGTTTGTAGTTCATGTCACCGAAGGTGCATTTCCCGTCTCGGAATGTCTGCTCATAAGCGGCTTCCTGTTTCTTGTATTCAGCCATCCGGCTTTTTCGGACAGATCTGGTAAAAGGTATCATGCCTGTTTCCCATTTTGTGGAATCACACCAGTCATTGGTCATGCCGCAGACTTCATTGGCATAGGAATAGTGTACCTGTGAATCGACAAACAGGTTCTCCCTTCGGAAAGGGAAAGTGATGTCCAGCGGAATCCGTACATGATGTCCGGAACCGTTCCGGCTATCGGCTATGGCCACCACTACATTCCCGTGGAAACGGATGCTTTTGAAATCGTTCTCAGGGTCTTTGCTGATAAGCCTGTCAAACATGGCGTTGAAGTAGATGCGCAGTTCTCCGCCGTATGTGGCATTCTCTACCAGTTCTTCAATCTTCTCGTCAAACTGCCCCTTTTTCAGATGCAGTGCGCGGCGTACCTTATGACAGGCCATGGCGACTGATTCTCCCCGCAGTGAACAACCGGTCAGATATCCGCTGATTTCCACTCCGAGCGAATAGAAGAAATTAGTGACGGACGAGTTGCGTATCAGATCCTTTACCGGGTCGGAATCGTTCCGGTCGTAGATAAGTTCCCTGATTTCATCTTCATGCTCTTCAAACTCTCCGGCTAAATTGTCCGTTTCCAGATTCTTTCTTGTCTCCTCCAGATAGTCGTGCATGTTTGAGCTTTCCTGTTCCTCATACCATTCGTATGCCTTTTCATAGAGTTTTTCCATATTGTTGGAACGGATACATTCCTCTTGGATGTCTTCATGCTCATCAAGATCATCCCGGTAGTCCACGTAGTAGAGGCTTACATACTGTGGAATATAGTCTGTAAGTTGTAATGTTTGGTTCATGATTCCTGATTTTAAGAGTTATACAAACGAAAAAGCCCTGCTTGTCGTGCAGGGCCTGATTCTTGTGGAACTGAAACCTTTGGAATGTCTGTTTGTATGGTATCTCCATGTCTCAAGCAGATAATCCTTGGTTCCCTTGATACTTCCGTGTACCATACATCCTTTTTCATCATACAGGTAGCAGGTGTTAAGGAGAACCGGTATGCCGTCATGCACCTTGTACATGTGCAGCTCAATATCATTCTTTATGGCGACAGACTTTTCCTTTTCCACTTTTCTGTGTATGGCTTTTCTGACCTCGCCGATATGAGGAGAGGTATAGCCGATTATTTCCGAATGGAATGCAAACTGATATTTTTCCATAACACTTTATCCGTATTAAAATTCTGATATAATTTCATCTTCATATACCTCCAGTTCAAGACCGCTCTCGACAATCCTGACCAGCCAGCGGCATTCCAGTCTTTCCATCAGTTCGACGGCACGGTATCCCTTATAGGGACGTCTCAGAAATACAATGTCTCCGGTTTTCATATTTGTTCCTCCTTTTTATTGTGCGTAGATTGTTTCTATCAGTTCTGCATCCGTAAGATAGCGCAGTTCCTGTGTGGAGCAGAACAGGCAGATGCCATCCAGCAGTTCATTTGCCGCAGCATCCAGGTTTCGTACTCCTTCGATCAGAGATTCTTCCAGTTCCTTGCTTGAAACAAGATATATTCCGTGAATGTCTTGAACAGTTCTCAAAGGGAAACGTCTTTCCTGATAGATGATGTCCTTTATCATGTCATCCTGTGGTGGCAGTTTGGCGCTGATTGTCTTGAACTGTTCGGGTGCGAGTTCCTTCAACCTGTCAGGATTGAAGCGGAACATTCTGAATCCCTGATATTCAAATCCGGCAGGTTCTGCTATTCTGTTACTGGACAGGAAATCATGTACATGTCTGTTGCAGTCCCGGTTGTCCACATAGGCATGGAACGGGGGAAGGGAATTGAGGTTGACGGTAATGTCCGTGTAGGATTCCCAGCATTCCGGATTCTCCTTAGACCGGGATTCAAGTCCTACATACAGATTATCATTGTCGATATAACTGTTTAGGACGAGTCTGACCTCAATGCGTTCAGCCGGTTCTGTGGCTGTTTTCCAGTATAGAGTGTTTGATTTGTTCATACTTGTATTGTTTTTATGAGGGAATACGGCAGTTATTCTACCGCATTCCCCCGAATGTTATGATTTGATATTTATTTGTTCCTGTGCGGACTCCTTTTTCACGGTTCTCAATCTTTTTAGAAGATACAGGAAATATTCACGGTCATAGATCCGGAAAAGAAATTCCTCTGATGTCTCCTTGATGTGTCCGATGAAAGTTGCGGATTTCCTGCCGGGAGGATATTGAAAGAAATGTCCGTCGGAAACAAGGGTGAGCTTCTTTCCTGATACATGGTCTATCAGTTCGTCCGGAGTTTCGTAATGTCCTTTTCCTTTATAGAACTGATAATGGTTCCGGCGAAGACTTTTCAGGGTATTCGCCATGTCCGTCCTTGCTTGTCTGGAATCTGATTGGATGACAAGGTTGCAGATGAATACGGACTGTTTTCCGTCCAGTGAAAAATAATAGGGAATGAGTCTGGTTCCGCTGATTGTTTTGCTTGTTTCCTCTTTTGAGATCACGGCTTTCCGGTTGATGATTTCCATGTGACGGCCTATCTGATTGTCCAGTTCGGATTGCGGAGTAAGTACGGAGCGTAGGCCCTTGAAATATCTTCCTTGACGGGTAAAGCAGAAAGAGTACATATTTCCGTAATACGGTTCTCCCACAAAGAACGAGTTTTGTCTCATGCGCAAGGGTGGCAGTACATCCAGCAGGTCATAGTAGTCTTCTTCGGTGATTTCCTTGAACGGTTCGGACAGGGACTGATTGTATAGCCGCAACTTCTTGTCTATATCAGAAGGTGTTATTGCTTTCAGATAGGGATTGTTTTCCCGTATGCGCAGTTCTTCGATTGTTTCTCCGCCATAGTCATTATGGAATCCGTCACTCATACTTGTTAGGCATGTTCCGTCGAAGTAGCGGGAATCGATTACATATTTCAATCGGTCTTTCATGTCTTATAGGTTTTGAAGGTTCAACACTCTTTTGACTGCATATACGGCATTCTGTGTAAGTTGCCGTTGCCATGCCTGGTATCTCGGCGACCATTTGAAACCGTATGATTTCAGTTCCTTGCGCCTCTGGTCATCCGGAATACTGTCAAACAGGATTTGCAGGCGGTCTGCCTCATAGTTCCATACCAGCGTTCCGCCTTCAAATTTCAGTTCACGGTTTTCCCGTTCTCTGATTTCCTGAAGTTTCAGTCTGGCCTGGCGTGCCATTTCCGGCAGTTGGAAGAAACGGTTCCGTGGAGTGATAACCGGTTTCTTGCATTGCGCATTGAAGTCTGTAATGAAATCCACCGCTTTCTGCACGATTTCCACTTCTCCTTTTCCTGCATAGGTGCTTACCTTATTAAGGATACTGCTAACGAACAGGGCACGGCTGTATCCTCTTGCCTTACCGGTATCAATATCATGGATGGTTTGTGCGCTGCTTGCAATGTCACGCTTCAGGCGGTTCCATGCCTCCTCCTGCTTCTGTTCTTCCGGTTTGGCAGCCTCTTTCATTCTTTCCATGGCAGCCTTGAAGCGGTTACGCCAGTCCTGGAATTCATCAAATCTGTTCTGGTATGCGTCCAAGGCCTTGTTGTTGCGCTGGCAGTTGAATTTGGCAGGTCCTGTCACCATCGGACTGGCACATCGTGAGAGACTGCCCAGCAAGGCAGAGAACTTGCTATGGTATGCACTGACATACTCGTTCTGCTTTTCTTCCGGAATCTGTTTCAGATCCTCTACAAGTTGTTTTTCATATTGCATGATGTCTGTTTCCGCCCTTGCTTCAGGTTCGAAGGAACTCCATCTGTACGCGTTGTATGCAGCATCAAGCAGGTCTTCCAGATAGCCGGGATACAGGAATTCCACGGCTTCCCATTTCTCAAATTCATTTGGATGCAGTTCCGTTTCTCCGTTTGCCGTTTCGATGGTGTGTACATAGGAGCCCATTCCCGTACAGCGTTTACGGAAATGAAAAAGGACGGCTTCATCGTCCGTCCCCTGTTTCTTGATTTTCTTCACGCGGTAAGCGTTCTTTCTTGTCAACGTTACAACCGTCTGTTTTCCGGTCTTGTCCTTCATGAGGTCTGCTACTGTACCTTCACATACCTTCTTTCCAACTTCTTCAGTCATATTCTTTTATTTAAATTAGACATGACCGGCTCCGTGGAGCCAGTATTTCAATTTCTTACTGGCCTGGCTGTTCTTTGCCAATGACCGGTGCAAGGCTTGGCGGAAAAAAATACCGGAGCGAAGCGAGGATGATTTTTTTCCAACCAACCAGCCCGACAGGGCCGCCTTGAACAGTCAGTGGCAAAGGGCGATATTTGCTGTAAGAAATGAAATGCTGATAAGTAAATTTATCAAACTATTATCTATAACTCTTATATAGTATTATATCATTTGTGTAAATATATAAATAATAAGATAATAGGTTGTTAAATTGGGAAATATAGTAGTGTATAGCTGTAAGTTTATAGTAAACAAGGTAGATTTATTAAAATGTGATTGATATTTTGTTACTATGTATCATTTATACGGTTAATATTATATGGTAGTTTTTTCATGATATAATTACTCTTTATAGAATTTGCTGAATAAAATAAATCTTCATAATTTTAAAATAAAGAAAACTAAATAATGAAATTAATAGAAATATATGTGCAAATGGACTTCAATAATATCAATAATCCTATACTTTATATAGCTTTACTCAGAGAAAGAGATTCTATCAAGTTTACCAATATTCCACAGGAATCTATACAGCATCCGATGTTAGGGTATATCGGATATCTGCCTCAAAGCATGGCGCAGTTTATCTATGGCATAGAATATTACCAGCTGAGCAAATATTATGGCCTGATATCAGGATACAGACTGATTATGGTCTATCCGGATATTACAGCAGAAGCTATAAAATCATTGCTCGATTTGCCCAAATAGCCGCATGTGATACTGCTATGTACCGAAGAGGAACGTATTATCGAAATTTACACCAACCTGTTAAAAGACTACATGAACGAGGATTTTGTCTGCCTTACTTCGGATGAAGCAGGTAATGTATGCAAGTTTCCATGTACTACTCTAACCAGATTGAGTGATATCTGGAAATGGTTTTACGACTACGCAAACAAAAACTATGAAATAGACAAAAGCAGACAGCCTTTCTCGGTTCCTTGTCTTGATAAAAGTGTTTACGACACGGGAGATGCATTCTCGCCGACCAGAACAAACACTCAAACGATCAATTCGATATTGGGAAACTGGGATTACTCCCTTTCGCTGACAAAAGATGAAATACTGAAAAGGAGACTGGAATCGTCGGAAGCAGCTCTGAACAATACGATGGGATTCGAAAGGCAGAATTTACTAATAGAACAGATAACAAAAATAAGGTTGATCGAAAATATAGCAGCTGACTTCACGAAGGACATCAAATTTCTGGAAGAACACTACCGGGCGCCCCTAATTCTGGCTGCACCTTATACAAGTATTGAAATGCGTAAACTTCCTGAAAAGGATTTGCTGCCGGGAGAAGAAAAAATGGCACAGAATCTTGAAAAAATAATGGGTTATCATCAAACTCATAATTATACTGTCGCTTATGATGTAACGAATTTGCACAAAGAATTATATCCTGCCATGAGGTATGTGCTTAATAATTTTCTCGTCCCCCGAATCACATTCTTCGATTTTGTGGCTCAACTGCACTGCTCAATAAGATTCTCACCTTATTTGCGACTCCAGATTATGGGAAAAAATATCAACTCCGAACTTTCATTCGTAGGGATAAAACATATCGAAAGGCTGGCCACATCGCCAAGCAAAAACAAAAACATACGAAAAGTGATGGAAAAAATCGGGAAAAAAATGACCGATGAAATACTCTCGCCAAAAGCTGTTGAAATGTTGCAAGAGTACAGCTCACAAATTGTAGCCATGACTGACCTTCCTATAGAATGGATGATGATAGACGGTGTACCGCTGGGATTCACACACGAGGTGTGCAGGCTGCCTGAAACACTGGTTATAAGTCAGCTGGCACAATTATGGAAGCAAAATTCAGACCGTATGTAATACCGGAGGATATCCTGCAAAAAACGCTTGTCGTATTCGGAAATGAAGACCCGGAGTTTGTGATGGCACAATTACCTGTTAGGGAACTGGCTAAAACCTTGGGATTTCAGATAAAAACGTGCCTGAATAAATCCAGCTTCTTCGAAGCCATAAAGGAAACCGGACCGGAACTATTGATAATCGATACGCACGGAGGGGTAGATGAAACAACACACAACTCATTTATCATGATGGGAGACGATATCATAACCGGGGATGATGTGGTAAACAGCGGAATAGGCCCACAACTGGTATTTCTCTCTGCATGTAACACGTTTACCACTTACAATACCATAAATACAATAGCAAACGCTTTTTCCCAGATTGGAGCCAACGCTGTCACTACTTCGTATATGCCTCTGCATGTATTGCCTGCAACCGTATTATATATCCGGCTGCTACGTAACCTGAACAAGGCCGCACACAAGAATATACATTTAAACTGGCTGTCATTCATATCACATCTGATGAGAACATCTTATATACATGCTCCCATCGGGAAAAAAGAAAATCTAAATTTAAAGAAAGAAACACTGGATACACTCAGCGAACTGAGTGTGCAATCTATGTTTTTCGGCAAAAGAAGGGAGGTCTATGAAAAACTAAATAATAAAGAATTCACAAAAAGCCTGAACTATAACTATGAATATATTATTCCTCACTATCTTATGTATTCTACATTGGGACGAGCCGATATTATTTTATTTAAGTCAAGTCTAGATAATATTATGATGTCATAAGAATATTTCTAAATAGAAAAACGTATCATGTTTATTGAATTTATAATGATAACACTTTTTGCATAACGAAATAAATATATAGACGTTCAAAATAATCTTTGTATATGAATAATAAATATTAGCTTTATAAACTTATCCTTAAATGTTAAATATAAAATTAACATTAAACACATATATAAAGATTGATTTTTTAAATTTTATATACAACTTTTAGTAGTGAATATCTTAATATAAAGTTTTCATTATTAATATACTATTGAATGTAATCATCACTTTTAAATAAATATACAACATGTATTTTATTTGAATTATTTTTTTTAGAATTTTTACATAAGATCCTTATGTTCTGTATAAAGTGTTTCTGTATCATATAGTATAATGATTGTTTGAGAAGTGATGGATTTTCTTGATTTTTTGTCTTATTGTATTTTATCTAATCTATATTTGCTGGAATAAGTATATTAAAATGCTATTTCTTGATTATTTGATTAAAAAAAAGTAAATTTGTAGTTAAATGAATATTGAAATAAGAATAGTACGTTTTTTAAATTCATTTTTCTCATGGATAATAAGGATTTTGAGTTGTTTTTGAAAATTAAGGAACAATTAGATAGACTTAATAATATAGCCTTAACTTTTCATTATAGTATAGAAGTTGATTATAAATGTAGTTTTTCTTCAAATACTTATTTCCTGAATATAAATATTCCTCTTGACGAATATTTCACAGCTAAAATAGTTTTTAGGTCATCTATAAATAATAATTTTTTTATGGATTTTTATTTTTGTTTTATGCAAAAATGTGTTGACGATTACAATAATCATCTTGCTTGGATTCAGATAGTTCCATTAAAAAGATATGTACCAGATGCCATATTAGCTTTAGGATCTTACTTTAAAGGTAGATATAATATAGTAGGTAATAGTATTAGTGCATCTGGAGAACATGTTATTCATCAAATTTATTCTAATAAAGCTGCCTTATCCTCAATGTGTAAAAAATCAACTTGTTGGGATATGCACGGTAATTTAAAGAGCAAATTTACAGACTGGAAATCTGAAGCTATTTCATTAGTAATATCCAAGGAGTTTCCACCATGTAGGATAGTAACTGGTATAAAAAAGGATCAGCAGGTTCATTATGATAACAGTTATGGATTACATGGTTCCAATGGGACCTATGTAGAAAATGTAAATCAAACTTGGTGCTTGGTGTTTAAAGTTAAACGAATAGGAATAGAAGTTGATACTTCTGCAGATTTTATTATTGACATTCATAAGTATATCACAAAAAAACTAATGTCACAATTAGGCTGGGGGAAAATAACAAAAGAAAGGCTTGAATTTTTGAACAATATTCTTAAGAACAAAACTTTAAAGGTTATATGTAGAGATTTAAGTATTGCTCCCATTTATAGAAATTTTGTTCCGCTGGAATATGATAATTGGGAGACTGCATTGGATACAATTCTGTTTAAAAGTTAATTTGCAGCATGTTATGTAGTATAAAGTACATGATATTATTTGTTACTTTTGATAACACTGATTGTTTATGAAAATTACTTGTTATAAAAATATAAAAACAATTCAAATTTAAAACATATGGATTACGAAATTTTATACAAATGTGAGGCTGAGCAAAATATAAAATGTTATGTCTGTAAAGCCAATTTAAAGGATTATATAGCTTCTCTAAAGCCTGATTTTTATGAGTTCGAGGTACAACGCGGAATAGTAAGAAATTCATATCTTGATACTTTACGTCAGACAATTAGTAATAAAGAACCTATCCCTCCTATATCTTTAACTGTATCTGGTGAACCTGTTATTGATAACCAAATTTTAAAAGTTAAAGATGAAAATTCGGATATACTTGATGGACTTCAACGTACATTTCGTTTATGGGTATATAACTATATAAACAATATAGTTAAGAGTAAAAATATTTTAACCTTCTCTGAACTTGTTAGTGAATTAAAGTCTGATGATATCGGAACGCGTATTATTGATTTTTATTTTATTAATGCTAAGTTTTTAAAAGACTTTTTACCTATTGGTATCTGTGCAGCAAATATTCAATCCTTTATCGATGGATGGGAAAATTATAATCTTATTTTTTATATTTGGTATGGTTTGGATGATAAACAGGTAGTAAGAAAAATGTTGGAATTAAATGCAGGTCAGAAACCCGTTACATCTACCCATCAATATGAATTATTATATCTTCATTTTTTTAATAATGAAAAGATACAAATTCCAGAAGGAATGCAATTAATTCGTGTAAGAGATCCTTATTTTTTTTCTATACGTAGAGGAAGAAATAAATTAGGGCAGTTTTTACTATCATCTGTGATTATAGCTTATCAGTCATTTATTAAAAGAAAGCCTTTAAGAGTACAAACAGCTAATGAGGTAAGGGTTGATGATGACAATGATGATGATATACAAAATTTCTTTAATCCTGATAATCTCAATTCTTTCTTAAAATACATGTATATAGCTGATTCTATTTTATGTAACCAGGATACAAAACATCTAGCTTGGTATGGCAAAGATACAACTTTAAGTGGGATTTATGCGGCTTTGGGTCAATATATGTATGAAAATGGCAATGAATTAGAATGGGATAAGTTAGATTATATATTAAACAATAAAGTAAAAAAAATGCATTTTAATGTAGATCAATTTGAAGAAGCGTATAACAGATTATCAAGTATTAAAACTAATGTTGGATATGCTGTTAGAAAAGCTATCTATAAATTTACATTAAATGCTTTGCAATCTCATCCTGTGTCTTGGTACGAATGTTTGATAAATAAAGATAGTGAATTATGAAACGTAAAGATTTATATGTAGAAATATATAATACCGTATTAACTGAGGTACATATTGCAGATAGAGATACTTTAACAGAAATACTTGAAAGTCTTTCTATTTATAAATTTACAGACGCTTTTTCTTCATTATTACCATCGTTGAACGGTGATAAAAGTTATCTTAAGAATTTCGTTGAAAAGATAAAAGATTGTAGTAATGATCCTAATATTGACTTAGAAGAAGAAATAGACAATCCATTTGATTTTGCTTCTTTTGAAATGGTTGAAGCTTCAAGAAAAGTTCATTTGCATAAATTTTATCATTATAATATTGATTGCATAATTGTTACATCTAAATGTTTGTACTATGACAATAGTAAAAAATTTACTGATGCTATATTATGGGAAGCAATAGAAAAACTTTGGAAAAATATATTGGATGCAAGACTATCAAAAAATAATTTTTTTTCTTCTCTAAAGAATTTAGATGATGATCATTTCTTTATATTAAAAACAGCTGTTATTACAGCTACTGATAGTTGGAGAATTTATTCTGAAGCATATTTTGAAAAAGTTATAAATAACGATATACTTATTCCTGAAGAATTAAAATATATCGATTCTGCTTTATGCACAGGACTTTCTCCGGATTGGAATAATTCATATGAGCAATATCATGACTCTTTCAATATAATTGCAGATATGCGAAATGCAAACGACTTACTTACTCGATTTTTAAAAATGTATCAAGTACTTGAATTCTTTACATTTAGATTAAAATTGATTCCTTTGACAAAAGGACAAGCTACAAGAAACTCTTTTATATCTAATGTTAGGCATACTGTAGATACTATATCTAAAGGAGAATTGAAGTCATTACAAGATTTATTTGCGAAAGTATTTAATAGTATTCACAACACTGAAGTTAAGAATCTTGTAGAACCCATTCAAACTAATAATATAAAACTAAGTAAATATCTTAATCAAACCTTAACTAGGCAAATAAAATCCATACTTGGCCTAACAAATCAGAATATTTCTAATCCAAGTAATGTGGCTGAATTAATATATAAGATACGATGTTGTATCGTTCATAGTAAAGAAAGCGAAATACATTTCACACCTAATAATATTTCGGAATACAAAGATTTAATACCTGTAATGAGAGTACTTATAAAAGTAATACAAAATAGTATTGTAGAAACAATTAATAATAGTGGAAAAAAGGATTTAGAATTTCAAAGTGAGTCAATGCTTTTGTATTGATTAGAATTTATAGAAAAGAATTATAACTGAATATAAGATAAATTCCTTAATGTTTTCATGCTAGTATAAATTCGCCTAGTTTAGTAACCCTAAATTGTATAAAATGAACCAATTAATTCATGAACGGAGTTTTGTGAATTAGTTGGTTTATGTCACTTTAGGTCTTTTCACCTATAATAAAGTTTGACGACAAAAACAGAAGAAATCACTATTTAAAATACAAAAATATTTTCTTTTATAACTTAAATTCGTATCTGTTGTTAGTAAAAGCATCCGATAAAGTACACATTGTAGATTCATAGAACAACAAACTCTTCTTATTAACGAATATAAAGTTGACAGGAAGAGTTTGCTATTATATTAGATTTCAATTGAATTTTCGTTGGACTTCTTCAACTTCCAGACATCCGGAAGTAGTTCTCGGATATCTCTGCCGGAATCTTTTCCTTGATAATAGGGAAGCCTAGCAATGGCATAATTCAGCCATTCTCTTGGATTGACTTCCTGTGCCTTGCAGGTGGCAAGCAATGAACAGATGAGCGCTGTATTTTCCGCGGCTTCATGATTTTCACAGAAGAGAAAGTTCTTTCTTGAGAGCGTCAGAAGAGTATCGCGTTTTCAGACAGATTATTGTCTATCTTTATATTGCTGACTTTGAGACAGGTCTTCATTCTTGACCATAACGGATATACATAGGAGATAGCTTGTCCCTTCCGGCTTTTGGGCGGAACTTTGATTATATGTGCTTTTCATCCACTTTTCAAAGAAATCCTGCAGGGGTGTGGGGACTGACGGTTCCACAGTTTGCGCTGTTTTTCCAGCGTATATTCCCGGGAGCCGTTATCGTCATGGAAAATGACCAGCTTTTCCATGACCGCCTTGAGCATCCATAGATACTCTTTGTCGGCCTTTCCCTTGCTGATAACTCTTACAGTGGTCCCGCCCGCCTGAACATACCAGTAGCCGATAATCTGCCGGACCAGCTCGTCATAAAGTGGTCTCAGCAGTTCATACACAGGCTTGAACCAGCCGATCAGTATGCTTTCGGAAAGACGGACACCCAGATGGCGGAACTCCTTGACCTGCCTGTAGAATGGAACGTGATATTCGTATTTCAGCAGGAGCATTTCGGCCAGCATGGTGGAAACCGACCAGACATTTGTAAACAGGAGAAGGTGGAAGCGGAGCAATGATTACGTCGCATTCACCTTCCCCGGGAAGACTCAGGTTGTCTTTCAGCCCATATTTGGGACGGACAGTCTCCTTTACATACAACCTGCCCGGTTCAAATTCCAGCATACGGGTATGTTCCTCGCCAATCCGTCTGTAACGGTCCCAATCCATCCGGTCAGGTTCAATCACCACTTCAACTACCGGCAGTCCCTCCAGGAGTTCGCGGTTACGTCGGGATTCCTTCTTCTTTCCATCGGGCTTTACTTTTGAAGGAACCGCTGCGCTACTGTCCTCTTCCCGGATGTTTTCATTCTGTCCGGTTGCAGGAACGGGATCGAACAGGGAGAGCTGGTTGGAATCCAGGGCTGCCAGCTTATCACTTCTCCGCCCGAAAAGCTGACGGTTCAGCCATGCTATCTGTGAAAGCAGTTCCTGTATCTTCCGTTGCAGCGCATCCGTCTGTTCCAGCAGTTTCCCGTTGGATTCGACAAGGGAACGGTTAGTTTTCAGGAGATCGGCTATCTGCTCCTGCTGACTCCTGATTATCTGTTCCATTGTATCCTGCTGAATCATCCGTTTCTATCTCTTTATATGATGTAAAATACTGATTTTTCGGTAGATACGCAATCGGATACATAAAAAAACTTTCAATAGAAGCCATCCATTCTACTGGCTTTTAACCTTTTCAGCCTCTCGTTCGGATTGTCACTGATTCCTTCCACCATCATGACCAAGTCGCGCCATTCCATCGGATAAGACCTGCTCCGGCTGTCATAGGCCGGCAGCCGGAACGTGCCCTCTTCCAGACGTTTCACATACAATACCATGCCGCCGTCTTCAGCATGGAGGAGCTTCATGGTGCTCCTGCTTCTGTTTATGAAGATGAAGACATCGCTCAGACGAACGTCATGTCCCATCCGGTCGTGAACCACTCCGCACAGAGAATTGATTCCCTTGCGCATGTCCGTCTTTCCGGGACACAGGAAATAGCGCATGGTATCATTCAGACAGAATATGGCTGCATAATTTGTGTATCAATCCAAATGTCAGTTCAGGGTTTCCATGGCTGTCAAGGTGGATTCTGATTCCGGAAGGAAGCTCTATCGTTACGTCGCCACCCGCACCTGACGGGAGATTGCCACTGCGACGCAGATCCAATGGAATGAATGTATCATCAGGAAGCTTGTCCGTATGGCTCAGGCTGAATTTCTTCTTCCAATAATGGAAACAGGAGGATGAATAGGCCTCATTCTCACAGAAATCTTTTATGGTTAGGCCACTGGCCTGTTGTCTTTCATAAACGGACAGGAACTCTTCTTTACTCATTATTCGTTTCATGTTTTTTATTGGCAAAGTAACGGAAGAGTGGAGGGCTTTAATAATGTGTATTTTATCGGATGATTACCATTCTAAAACATTACTTAAAAACTTGTATTTTAGCAATTTCAAAGATCTATTTGCTAACATTTATAGAACAGTAGTGATTGTTAGTATTGATTTAATGCCGTTATGGTTAGATTATGTCTTATATTAAAGTTACTATATAAGTTATTTGATAGAGGTGCTTCTATAATTTCTGCTTGATATTAGATTTTATCGCACACTAAATATCGGTTCTGATTAAAAGAGTTTGTTTGTCAATCTATGGTATTCTTTCGTAATTTACTATTATCAGAGACCAATATTAACTCCATTTCTAGGTTTGCGTTTCATCCCCTTAAGTATTTGAACAGATTGTTCCTGATAGGATAGAGGTTGGCTTTGTTTTTTGCCAGCCTCTATCCATTTAAGAAGCTCGTCCTCATAGAAATATAATTTTTTACCACGTTTATAGGCTGGGATGAGACCTGTACGAGCAAGTCTATAGATTGTCGGTTTTGATTTTTGGATAAGTATGCTAGCCTTATCTATGTCAATTAGTTGATGCTGATTATCCGGTTTCTGTGTTTGTAAGGTTTCAACTAATTGATAAATTTTCTCTACTTGTTCTGTTAAATAGCTTACAGCCTGCGGAAGCTTGTCGAATGTGATAGGTTCTTTTGTCATAGTATCTGTTTTTGCTTTTGAGGATTAATATTTGTTGATGCAATATTTATGAATATAAAGTCTGATTTATTGAATTATATCTGGATTTAATTTAATCAGGCATTCTGTTTCTGAGTGAGACATCTTTTTGATTATCGTGTTGATTTCATTTTCTTTCATGGTATCAGCAAATACTTTTTTAATGAATTCTGCTGTATATGAACGTCGTTTACCTAATGCTTTACCTATGTTCCAACCCAAATGCATAACATCTATAGCTTTCAATTTTGAATCTACTTTTATAGGAATAATATCTATAGCAGTTTTATCCTGAAAGAAATCTGAAATATAAGCACAGAGGCGCTGCAGATTTTCTTGGCTTGTATAAGCAGCCATCGTTTGATGGATGTATATATGTACTAACTCTAGCTTTTTATCGTTCGTACGTTTCTGTTCTATAATAGTATTCGAACGGAGTTTTTCATATTCCATAAATGCTTGTTCTGGTTCAATCACAGAATCATTAAGATGTTCATGGATAGACAAAGATTTGCTATGATGACATAAATATATAATTATCTCGTATAATGCAATTTGCATTGATATATATAATCCTGTAGATATTATAAAGACCGATATAAAAATAATATTTGAGCTGAATTGATCAAAGCCTGCATTGACTGCTTCAATGCGTATAGCAAGTGCTATAAGAAGTAATGTTCCAGCTACACTGGAATCTAAAATAAAATATTCAAATTTCTTCAAATACATAAGCCATATGTTTAACTGTTCGTAAGCAAAGGTAATGTTTACTGATTATGTATTATCAGAAAATGACAAGAGTGACATCAGACTTCATCAAACGTCACTAATTGTCATAAATAGTTTGATTATTATTGGAAAGTAAGAAGTGTTCAGATGGAATAGGGGCGGATTAATTTATGGGATTGAATGTAAGACATGAATTTATAACTTATCATATAATAAACAAAAGTGGTATTCTTTCTATATTATATGATAAGTTATGCTATAATTCCAATAATCGTTCCGCTAATGGCGCATAATACTTTTGTACTTCTTCAGCTGTTGGAGTATGACCGCCAGGAAAGTGGTATGAATATTTATAATGCATTAAAAATAAAGGCTCAAAGTGTGCCAGATGGTCATTCTCACCAAATATCCCCCATATATTTTCTTGGTTAGCTACCTGACAATTGTCCCATTGATGCTGTTGAAGTTCTGCGAATTCATCAATCAATGTTTGGTTAATGACAAGCTGCTGGTTTCCGTTAGCTCGTGGAGATTTGTATTCATGCGAACCAATACGTTCCATCAGGAAGCTTGTCATTTCGAAATGGGGATTTCCGAGTAAAGCAGGGATATTGTTTTTAGATGCTACTATCTGTGCCAAAAACGAGCCATTACTGTTTCCTACCAATATATCAGGTTTTTCTTGGTTGCACAATCTTTGGATAAAGTCGATAGCTTCCTGTGGATGCAGGGGTAAGTCTGGACTCAAGACTGTTGCCTTACCGCTGAAATATTCTTTCAAGGCAAGAACTGGGATACATGTACCTGATGCAAAGAAACCATGAAGGAAAAGAATTTTCTGTGCCATAATCAACAACCGCTTCCGTCAATATTACATGTTGCTCCTTCGTTGATAGGACGTGAACGTAATCCGGCATCTTCTGGATTCAAAGTAACCGTACCGTCTTCCAATACAAAGCAAGGAATTCCAACGGCTCCAACACTTTTGGCTTCATTTAAGGCCGGATGATGATCTCTTAGTCTCAAGAATGCTTTCAAATCTCTTACGTGTTGACCAATATCAATGACTTCATATTGGTTATTATCTTTTACTTGCTCTTCTACATACGTACAATCCGGACAAGTTTCCATTCCATATATTTTTATCATAGCTGTAGTTATTCATTTAAAGACTCAATTTTCTTCAAAGATACTGATTCTGCCAGATTATGCAAACTCTATATTATGATAAAACAGGTTATAGATAAGATAAAAGCTATATTATTTCAATGAAATCTTATTAGCCGTCTCTCGCTTTTTGGAATTGACCAAATCAGCATAAATTTGTGTTGTCGATACATTAGCATTTTCGATACTGTATAAATATCTGTGCCTAAAGAGATTTGTATGACGGCATACGAGTGACGGAAGCAGTGGAAAGTTATGTGTTTTTTGATTCCGGCTTCCGAAATCCATTGCTTGAGAGGCTGATTCGTCATAGCTCTGGTCAGTCCTTTAAATACGCGGCCTGAACCAGGAATACCACATAGTTCCAATTCTTCGTTACTGATGGGGAGAGTAGCTTCCGTCTCTGTCTTTTCTGTGCAAATTCTGATGTAATAGCCATTGTCGGGACCAACTTTGATATTATCCCATGTAAGTTTAAAATACCGCTGATGCGAAGACCAGTCATACAGGAGAATAATGAAGCTTGTTTCAGTACAGGAATTTTGCATGGTGTAGCGGCCAGTTTTTTGACCTCCGCTAATGTAAGATACTGCTTTTTGACTTCTTTCCATTCAATCTTGTCTATGAAGTCATTCAGATTTTCACGTAGCATCTTCTCTTGATAAGCTAATTTCAGTAATGCAGGGAAAGTTGAAAAATAGCCAGCTTCCGAATTTCTCGAAACGCTGATATTAGGATGACGGATCTGTTCATAGTTCAGTAGATATTGAGTAAAATATCAATTATCTTGTATATGCCATTATTAGCCATTCAAGCATCATCAAATATACTCTTCTAAATTCTAAGTGATAGTATCGATAGAAAACTAAGTAAGTATAAATTTTAGAGAGAGCGTACGAGAAGGAGATATGTCTGAAAATATGTTCTAACCTAACCAGGATTTTATATCCATTTTATAATTAAAATGTTATTCTGAATCCCAAACATAAATTTGTTTTTCGTTGGAAATGAAATGTTTGATGAATTATTGTTAATTTTGTAGATTATTCTATTAAGGTAGTTTAGATAAAAATCAAGACCATTAAAATGTAATTTATGGATAAAATAAAGAACTTCGATATAGTTGTAAATACCTGCCTGGCAGATATCGAATCAAGGTCAAAGAAGTCTGACTTTGACAAAAATGATTTTTTGCTGTCTGTGGTTAATGGCTTTGAAGATGGGAAGTGGCGTGAAGATCTTTTTCGCCAGTTTGTCATGAACAATATAGCACAAACAGGTTTATCTGCAGATGAAAGAGAAAATATTTGTACAATTGATCCATACACGCAGATAACTCGCTCAATAATGAATCTCAGATTGGTTGATTGTGAGAATGGCCAAGGCAGTGAAATTGCCGAAATAGTACTCTATGGGATAATGCGCTATCATTACAATGCATTACCTGTGGTACCTAAAATATTCTATAAGCAAAATTCTAATGATAACGCAAAAGGAGCCGATAGCGTACATATTGTTATTGATGAAGATAAAATGGATTTTACGTTGTGGCTTGGTGAAGCCAAATTCTTTAATGATATCATAGATGAAAGGTTATATGACCCTATCAATTCAGTGTTTGAAGCGCTCGGCACGGAAAAGATAAAGAAGGAAAACTCAATAATAACAAATATTAAGGATTTAGAGTATGTAATTAATAACCCAGACATAAGAAAAAAAGTAAAAGAAGTACTTCGTCATGATGTATCGATAGACGAGGTAAAAAAAAGGCTACATGTTCCTATTATGTTGTTACATGAATGTAGTATAACTAAAGGAGCTAGAGAATTATCACCTGAATATCTTGAAGAAATAAAACATTATCATCTAAATAGAGCTGAGAGATTTTTTATGTCGCATAATAATAAGCAGAAGAAAGAAGGTGTATATGGTTTTGAAAAAATAATGTTTCATCTCATACTGTTTCCTGTGCCTAATAAAGAGAATATTGTAAACTGGTTTGTTAAACGCGCTAATCAAATAAAACAAGATGCTTGAAAGTGAAGTTTTTGATATCTGTTATAATATCAACGAACTGATCCTAAACAGTCAAATGGATACAGCTCGTACAGAGGTAATAAAATTGCTTGATAGACTGAATCGTGAAGGCAAAGAATACTCTCCTATGGTCAACCATTTTATAAGAGAAGTTGGTCTGTTCCCTTATATTGATAAAAATACAGCATCATGGCAAGAACAAGCTGTATTTGAGGCTTATAAAACAGATCTTGGCGGTGGCGAACAAAAGACGCTTCACAGTGCTCAGTCGAGAGTTTTAAAACGATTGTTGGCAGGTGATAATATTGCACTTAGTGCTCCTACTAGTTTTGGTAAAAGTTTCATCATTGATGCTTTTATTTCTATTCGTAAGCCTGATAATGTGGTTATTATTGTCCCTACAATAGCTTTAGCAGATGAAACTCGTAGAAGGATTGAGCATAAGTTTTCAGGAATGTATAAAATTATTACTACCACTGACGCGACCCTTAGAGAACGTAATATATTAATACTACCACAGGAGCGTAGTTTTGCATATGTAGGTAAGTTTGAAAGTATTGATATGCTCATTGTGGATGAATTTTACAAGGCAAGTTCTTCATTTGATGATTCGCGTAGCACTTCTCTACTAAGCGCAATGATTGAACTTGGCAAGATAGCGAAACAAAAGTATTATCTCGCTCCTAATATCCATAATATCAAAGAAAATGTGTTCACTAAGGGTATGCAGTTTATGCGTTTTACAGATTTTAAAACTGTAATAACTATGGCTAGCAAAGTCTATGAGAAGATGGGGATTGATGAAAACAAAAACGACTTTAAAGCAACAAAATTGCTAGACATTTTAAGAAAACATAAAACTAAAACTTTAGTATATGCAGGAAGCTATGATAATATAAATACTATTTCTAAACTGCTCACCAACAATATGCCAAACAAAGAAAATGATTTATTGAACAACTTTTACGATTGGCTTAGAATAAATTATGGCGAATCTTTTTCTTTGTGCAATTTGAGTAGAATTGGTGTTGGTGTTCATAATGGTAGAATGCATAGGTCATTGAGCCAGATTCAAGTAAAACTGTTTGAACTTAGAAATGGCATTGACACTATAGTTTCAACTTCTTCTATAATAGAGGGTGTTAATACCCAAGCAGAACAAGTTGTAGTGTGGTCAAATAAAAATGGTAATCGCAAATTTGACTATTTTACATATCGTAATATCATAGGCAGAGCAGGCCGTATGTTGAAATACTTTGTAGGTAAAGTATATTTGCTAGAAGAACCTCCAGCTCAAGAGAATACTATTTTAGATATTGAATTCCCAGAAGATGTAGTAGAAATGCTTGATTCTGAAAATCCTGGAGTGGAAATTAATGATGAACAAAATAATCAGATAAAAGAATATGAATCATATATGTCAGAAACACTTGGTAAAGATGTTTTCAATAAGATAAGGAATAATTCATTGATAAAGTTATGTAAGCCGAGTCAACTGCGTTTTTTAGTTGGCAAAATTAAAGAAAATCGCAATTGGCCTAATGGATTTGAATCATTGGCATCTACGAATTCATACTATTGGCGTAATCCTATTTCTGATGTAGCAGATATGCTTGGAGATAATATGAAAGGATTGATGAAAATTGCTATATGGAAATTTCCTCAAAACTGGCAAAAATCTATGGCTGAAATACATGGAGAGTTAGTGAAAGATGGTTATGAATTTAGTCAGGAAGATTTATTTCATGCAGAACGTTATATGTCATTCAATCTTTGTTCTATTCTGAATGTTATTAGCATACTTAAAAGATTAATCTATCCAGATACTCCTGATATATCTTTGTTTCTCGCTAAAGCAGCAAATGCTTTCCTTCCTAAGCTTGTATATCAATTAGAGGAGTATGGACTGCCTAGAACTTTAAGTAGAAAAATTCAAAATTCAGGTTTAATAGATCTTGAAAACGATGAGATGGAGGTTTCTGATATAATAGAGGAATTTAAGAAAATTGGCTACGACAAATTGACAGAAAGTATACAAGATATTCACCAATTTGAAAAGTTTATTCTTAAGTATTTTTATTCTGGTATTAGTTAGTAATGTAAGATGCTGTTATAATCATTGTAAATACATGGGGCATCAGAATGCTATTGGTGGCAAATCACCACTTCAGGCCAAAGCACATATATTCCCCCTTTTTGTATGTAATGATTATGGCTTGTTCTTTTTTAGTTAGCGTAAAACTTGCCCGATGTACAACTTTTTAATATTGAGTTAGTATAATACACAAGTCAATTATACGTTGCCAGTAGTTTCCAATCAAGAATTGCTAGTAAGCTATATCAAGAGGGTACCCTTTGAACCATATCATATGGCTTTGGGATTACCCTCTCAAATTCGCCAAATAAACCGAACATGAAAATAAAAGCATAACAACTGTAAATATCATCCTAAAAAATGAGTAGAAATTTGTAATTAAATGCAGTGTTCTCGGCTTTTAATTATGAAATTAAGATGTTTGTTATGAAATATTACTTTAATGAGATTTTGTTGGCGGATTCCCGTTTCTTCTCACTGACAAGCTCCGCATAAATCTGAGTTGTCGAGACATTACGGTGAGTAAGCATTTTGCTTACTGTGTAGATGTCCGTTCCTGCTGCAATCTGGAGGGTTGCAAAAGTATGCCGGAAGCAGTGGAATAAGATAGGCAAACAGAGCACCGGAAACGAGAAGAAAGGATAACGTAATCCGCTGGAAACTAACCATTTTTCTATATTCTTCCACTTATAAAAAAAGCAGGAAAGTGGAGATTATTGAAGATGTTCAGTTACCAAACCGTTAGCAGGTCAGTTACCGAAAGGAAACGAGGTAACGCGAAGCAAATCGGATAATTAAAAACGCCGATATATTACACTGATTGTCATTGTTTTGCATGCCGAAGAACGCTTATAAAACAGGTAATTTTGCAACTAAAGTTATAAGCGTATGAAAGTAGAAAAATTCAAGGTTTTGCTCTACCTCAAAAAGAGCGGACTGGACAAGTCGGGCAAAGCTCCGATAATGGGACGCATCACCGTGAACCGGACGATGGCGCAGTTCAGCTGCAAGCTCTCCTGCACTCCCGGGCTGTGGAATCCCCGTGAAAGCCGGCTGAACGGCAAGAGCAGGGAGGCGGTGGAGACAAATGCGAAAATCGACAAGCTGCTGCTTGACATCAATGCCGCCTTCGATTCCCTTCTGGAGCGCAAGGGGGATTTTGATGCCGCTTCCGTCAAGGATGCCTTCCAGGGCAGCATGAAAACGCAGATGACCCTGATGAAAATGCTGGATGCCCTCAGGGATGAGGTGAAGAGCCGTATCGGGATAGACCGGGCAAAAGGTACCTATCCGGCATACGACTTTACCTGCCGTACCATGCGCGAGTTCATTGAAACCAAATTCAAGACGAAAGACCTGGCCTTCGGGCAACTTACGGAACAGTTCATCCACGACTATGAGAATTTCATCCTTGACGAGAAAGGGTATGCCGTGGACACTGTACGGCATTACCTAGCAATTCTCAAGAAAACGTGCAAAAGGGCTTATCAGGAAGGACACTCCGAGCGGTTCATGTTCCAGCACTACGTCCTCCCGAAACAGACCGTCAAGACTCCCAAGGCACTGTGCCGTGAAAGCTTCGAGAAAATCCGTGACGTGGAGATAGCCCCGCACCGCACGACCCACCGTCTGGCAAGGGACCTGTTCCTCTTCGCCTGCTATACCGGGGTCGCCTACAGCGATGCCGTGACCGTCACCCGGGAAAACCTGTACACCGGCGAGGACGGCAAGCTATGGCTGAAATACCGCCGTAAAAAGAACGAGCTCCGCGCAAGCGTGAAGCTGCTGCCGGAAGCCGTCGCCCTGATAGAGAAATATCATGATGACAGCAGGGACACGCTGTTCCCGATGATCCACTATCCGAGCATGAGAAACCACATGAAGGCGCTGGCCGTACTGGCAGGGATAAAGGAGAACCTGTGCTACCATGTCGGACGCCACTCGTTCGCCTCGCTCGTCACCCTTGAAGCGGGCGTTCCGATAGAGACCATCAGCAGCATGCTGGGGCATAGCAACATACAGACGACCCAGGTCTATGCCCGCGTCACCCCGAAAAAGCTCTTCGAGGACATGGACAGGCTTATCGAGGCTACCGGAGATTTGAAACTTGTTCTATAACCCATAAACAATGAGAATCATGAGAAGTACCTTTTCCATACTGTTCTATATCAACCGCGGCAAGATAAAGGCTGACGGAACCACGGCGGTCATGTGCCGCATCACCATAGACGGCAGGAACACCGCCATCACCACCGGGATATGCTGCAAGCCGGAAGACTGGAACGCCCGAACCGGGACCATACGCACGGTAAGGGAAAACGCCAGACTGCAGGAGTACCGGAAGTATATCGAACAGACTTACGAGGAAATTCTGAGGACACAGGGTGTCGTCAGTGCGGAGATTATCAAGAATCGGGTGACAAGGCAGTTCGTCGTTCCGACACATCTGCTCCGGATGGGCGAGATAGAGCGTGAACGTCTCAGAATACGTAGCAGGGAGATCAATTCCACTTCCACCTACCGGCAATCACAGTATTTCCAGAAGTACCTGACGGACTACCTTGTTTCACTGGGGAAGAAGGACATCGCCTTTGAAGAAATAACGGAAGACTTCGGCAGGAACTACAAGGCATTCCTTATCAGGAACAAGAATTTCAGCACCTCGCAGACCAACCGCTGCCTCTGCTGGCTGAACCGCCTCTTGTATCTTGCCGTGGACAACGAGATCCTGCGCACCAATCCGGTGGAGAATGTCGAATATGAGAAGAAAACCGCACCCAAGCACAAGTATGTCACCCGTGAAGAGATGAAAAGGATACTGGCCATGCCCCTGAATGAAGGACGTGCGGAACTGGGCAGGCGTGCATTCATCTTCTCCTATTTCACCGGGCTTGCCTATGCCGACATCAAGCAGCTCCATCCGTGCCATATCGGGACGACGGCGGAGGGTCGGCGGTTCATCCGCATCAACCGGAAGAAGACCGGGGTGGAAGCGTTCATCCCCCTGCACCCGATAGCCGAGCAGATACTGTCCCTGTACAATACCACCGACATACACAGTCCCGTGTTCCCGTTGCCGAGCCGGGATTCCATCTGGCACGAGATACGGGAAATCGGCGTGATCCTGGGCAGGCACGATGACCTTTCGTACCATCAGGCCCGGCACGGGTTCGGGGTCCTGCTCATTTCAGAGAGCGTATCCATCGAGAGCATAGCCAAGATGATGGGACACTCGAACATTTCCACCACACAAGGGTATGCCAGGATAACGGAAGAAAAAATTTCAAGGGAAATGGACAGACTGATGGAAAAGAGAAGCCAAAGCCGCACACATTCCGGCTCTGACAGCCAATGACAATTTCGCAGCCGCCTGCTTCCTCGCCGTTCATGAAGTTAGTACAGACTTCATTGAAAGTGAAAAGGTCGAGCGGCCGTGCCGTTTCGGGCAGAATCTTCCTTTGCAGGCAAAGCGTATTCAGCCCGAAAACCTTTCCCCTTTCACGTCTGTACAAGGAAGGCTGACGGCAGCGGAAACAAGCGACTGACGGAAAAGTCGATACAACAAAAAAAGAAACAGCATACAGACAGTAGGAAACTACCGGTCCGTATGCTGTTCTGATTTTCTATAGGAGGGCGTTTTTTTGAAACACAATGAAAAAGGCAGGCGGCAAACTGCGCTCCCTCCAAAAAATCAATCCTTTTTTTCGACCACCTGCCAATATCCGCCCTTGTCCGGTCCGATTCGTCGGAGCACCCCGTCCGCTTTCAATGCGGCAATCTGTTTTTCCACCGCTTTGGCTGTTATGCCTATCCGTTCTGCGAGAGTTGCTGCACTCAACGTGTTGTCCTGTGAAAGCAGAGTCATGATTTTCTCCCTACTTTTCACTTTCTTCTCCCTACTTTTTTGTGGTTTCTCCCCACTTATGGGAGTATCATCAATGGATTTACGGTAAACCTCTATGTCACGGGTGAGATTTTTAATCATGGTAGCTGTCATAAATTCCCTGAAAACATTCAAATCCTCGTTCTCGCGGGTTTCCACCAGTGCCTTGATATATTCTTCCTTGTCCTCCTTGAGGATTTTTGTCGGTATCAGTCCGAACTCGAATTGCAGCATGTTCATCAGCAGGCGGGCCATCCTGCCGTTCCCGTCTGCCCAAGGGTGTATTGTCACCAAGTCATAGTGGGCATCAAAACTGATTTCATATAACTGTGTCATGCTCTTGGCGGCATGATTTTCACGTTCCCTGTTCAGCCGGGTACAAAATTCCGACAGTTTAGCCGGGACCTTGCTGTAGTTCATGTACGATTTTCCACCGGGTCCGGCCGTGACATTCAATAGGCGCAAATCACCCCGTGCCGATGAGAAATCCCCCAATACGGTCTTGTACTCCTGCCCCGTGTTTTTCAAGACAAGGGCAGAGAGGCTTTTCAGCAAATCAACGGTTATGTCGGTATGGGCATCTGCCAGCCTTATGGCATGCTCGTATGCGTCTTTCAGGTCGAGATTCATGTGCTGTTCCACGATGCTCTTTCCTTTCAGACTGATTCCCTGATCGAACATGATTTGATTCTCAAGTTCGGTAATGGTGGAGCCTTCAATGGCCGTAGAGTGGGTAATGAGGGAATAGAGATAGAATTTGTCATAATCTATCTGCCTGTCTATTCCCAATTCTCTGTACAGAGATACAAGTTTTTCGAGTTCGGTCTGCATACATTTTCACTTTGAACGCAAAGATACGTTTTTCTCCCCACCAAACTGCCGTTTTCTCCCTACTTTTTTACGCTTTTCTCCCTACTTTTTATTGAAGTTACCATGAAAGTTGCCTTTAATCCGTAAAACGACTCTTTGAGTATAGAATTTACGAATAAGAGCAACTTTACCGGTCAGTCCATCATATATCCCGTTTCAAGCGGTACGCCTCCTTGTACCCGTCCATCAACGTACGTTCAATGTCGGAAGCCCTGTACAGGATCCTGCCGCCTATCTGGATATAGGGCAGTATACCGTTGTTGCGGTAATCCTGAAGGCTCCTGCGGCTGACCTTCAGTCTGACGGCTAGTTCCTTGTCGGTATAATAGCGTTCCCCGTCCAGAGACGGCTTGTTGTTTTCACGTATTTTCTCCACCTTTTCCGATAGTTCTTCCAGCGACGAGAGGAAGGCTCTCACGCGCATGTCGTTTTCCGGTGTCAGCAGCCGGATATTGCCATTGTCATTCATAAATCAGATATCTGTTTGTTGGTTTGTTGGTTGATTGGTTTGTTGGTTGGCTTGTTGGTCACATTGCATTTTCTTTCCTTGCCGGCTGTTATACACCGCTTCATTTCAGCCACGGGAAAGACGGCCTTCACGTCCTCCGGTCTGTAATACACCTTGTGGCTTATTTTGGTGTAAGCCAGCGTTCCGTTCTCCCGCATCGTCTGCAAGGTTCTCGGACTGATGCAGAGCAGCCTGCACACGTCATTGCTGTCAAGCCACTCCTTTTCTCCCAAGTCTTCCTGTTCCCGGCAGAGCCGTTCCACCTTTTCCGCGAAAATCTCGAATCCCGAAAGCATCCTCTCGAAAGTCGCCTTGTCTATGACCACTACTTCCATAATTCTTAAATTTTAAGTTTGACATTTGTTTTTTTCTATAGCTGGAACGGCGGACAGATGATACCGGAAAGGGGCTCTGGTGTCCGTAAAAGCGTTCCGCAAGCGAAGGAAACAAAAAAACAGAAACAGACCGCAAACCGGACGGCATGTGTCACCGTCAGACATTCCTTTTCACAGCAAGAGGATAATTGCAGGCGGTAAAAAGCAGAAAAGGACACACTCATTTCTTTGAAGCAAAGGTAGCCGTTCCCCACCGGAGCGCAAGGCCGGGCCCTGCGGGTCGGCGGGGAAAAAATCATCCTCGCGCTTTGCGCTCCGGTATTTTTTCTTGCCGAGCCTTGACGCTTTTCCGGTGGGAGAACGGCTGTAAGGCATTCAAAGAAACAAGAGTGCCCGTACTACGGGCCGGATGTCTAACAGATAAAAGCAAAAGGATATGGCAACAAAAGACGTGAAAGAATTCAACGGATGGTTTAACCGTTCATACGCGAGATTGAAGGAGAGACTCTCCATCTATGGAAAAATCGACGAAGACGCGTTCCATGACGCATATCTGGCTGTCAGGAAGCAGATAATGTTCTCAAGTGTCGGGATAGAAGATCCGGAGTCCTATTTCTTCGGATGCTATAGGAGAATCCTGCAGTCGGGCGCAAGGGATGAAAGCCGTTACGACAGCCCCGGAGACGAGTATTTCGCAAGACTGGGTGAGACGGACTGCGCGGAAGAGACAGAGGAACGGGAAGAGATGCTGACCGGATGCGACAGGCTGGTAAGGGACATACAGAAGTTCCTCAGGCGGCATTTCTCCTATGAGGATTACAGGATATTCATGCTGCGGTTCTACGAGACCGGAAGCTCATTCCGCACCATAGCCAGGCACATGGGCGAGAAGACCTCGGTGGTGACACGCAGGGCGCAGGCGATGATGGAATCCGTCCGGGCAAACAGGAAGTTCATCGCCAGAAGAAGACTGATCATGGCCGGAGAGGCGGCATGACAAGAATAAAGGACAACAAGGTATAACAATAAAATATTGATGATTATGAAACTGACAGTTTATGACAAGAGCAATTCCCATCCGGCACTGACCTACAAAGGCAAACGGATCATCACGGTATGCCGTGACGGCAGCATGTACCTGAGCAGGATACTGAGCAGGGAACTGAGCCTGCACGCAGGAAACAGGCTGTGTATCGCCAGGGACGAAGACAGGCCCAAGGACTGGTACATGTTCGTCTCGGATGACGAGAACGGCTTCACGATCTGGAACGACCCGCGTTGCGCCCGCTTCTCCAACAGCTTCATCGCCGGCATGATACTCGATGTGGCAAAGGTCGAGAAATGCGCCGGTTTCATGGTGGCGAAAGAGCCGGTGAATGTGGACGGCAGACTATGCTACCGGATAATACTTGACAACCCGATACCGAAAGGGGTAAGTGTAAGGACCACCGGTACGAAATAAGCCCGACACCTGAAAGAAACAGCAAGGGGCATCCGGAGGAAGGAAGAAGAAGAACCGACCTCCGGGTGTCCCTTTTTTCATGCGGCCACAGGCAGAAGGAACGGGATGGATTTTCATTTCCTTGAACGGTATGCCTCCCTATAGCCGTCCATCAGGGTACGCTCTATGTCTGAAGCCCTGTACAGAATCTTGCCGCCCACCTGAATATAGGGCAGTATGCCGTTGCTTCGGTAATCCTGCAATGTCCTGCGGCTCACTTTAAGCAGGTGCGACACCTCCTTGTCAGTCAGCAGCTCATCGCCATATACGGGAGGTCGGCGTTGGCTGAACAACTTTTCGAACGAAGCCAGAAGCCGGTCGAAATTCGAGTGGAATTTACATACCCACTCATGGTCTTTTTCTCTGATTTCACTACTCATACGGTTTGTCTTTAATTGATACTTCAACTGCTAAATGCTTTTGCCTTTCCATTTCGCCTCTTTCCGTCTCTCTTCCACATCCACAATGACCCGTTCCACGTCTTCCAGACGGTAGTAGGTGCGGTTGCCAATCTTGGTAAAGGCGAGTGTGCCGTTGTCACGGAGGGTCTGCAATGTCCTCGGGCTGATACGCAGTTTCCGGCAGACGTCATGACTGTCCATCCATCGTTCTGCCTTCTTCTCCCCGTGCTGTCGGCAGAGGTCATCCATCCGCTGCACGAAGTAATCCAACTTGGCAGCTATCTCCTCAAAGGTTCTTTTTTCAAAACTTACTATTTCCATAATCTCATTGTTTATTTCCATTTGATACTGTTTCCATCTTGTACCGCCAAGGCAAAGCCGGCTTACTGCCTTATCCGATACATCTGACAGGAGGGAACAAGTGGCATGGCTGCAGCAATTTCCTGTTCCCGGTACAAATTAAAGCAGTAATAATCACACTGCAATGGATTTGCAGACGGCTGACGGTCTGTTTCATCATCTGTCATCATGTTGCATGGCCGGTGGACAGTATGACCCGACTGAGCAAAGCCGCCATGTGATTATTACTGCCTGAACTGACTGTAGCAAGTATACCGGTACGATTGCAACGGGTTATCCTATATCCGGTAAAGTGTCCGTTGGATTCAGTCTCCATACTGCCATGAAATCATTGCCAGATTCCATGGACGCCCGTGCGGGTGTGGCAAATCACAGCAGTCGCCACCGTTTGTCCGGTGCATATAATGCAGAACCGGTCATAATTGTCACACTCACTCCATTTGCTTGACACAGTGCACTATACATACTTTCTTTGCTGCCGATAACCGGTCAAGGTACATACCAAGACCACTGTATTGACTTATTAAAATTCAAAGATTATGGCTACAAGAAAAAGCTTTGACAAAGAGCGGTGGGAAGCTATGACAGGTATGGAAATGTCACAGCTCCTTCCTGAGTGTGAAAACCCTGAAAGTGCAGGAGAGGTTACTGAGCATGCCGGGAATGAAATCCTGCCAACAGTCACGGAACAATCCGGGATCCAGGAGCCGGCAGAGAAAGACGGTTCCGCTCCTGCATCCAAGTGCCGGATTAGTGGCAGGCAACGCAGGCTGTCACTGGAAGAGTACCGCAGCACATTCCTACAGGTTCCCAGAATAGAAGACCGCAAGCCCGTATTCGTGAGCTGCGAGGTAAGGGACAGGCTGGACGAGTATGTCCGCAAGCTCGGAAGCCGGAGGATGAGCGTTTCAGGACTGCTGGAAAATATCGCCTGGCAGCATCTTGAAATCTATTCGGAAGACTTCGATCGGTGGCGCAAACTGTAAAAGACACCCGGTGCAAAATCCATCCGCATCATGGAATGATGGCATTCCAGCATTCAGAACCCGCCAGAGGCGGTCAACGGACGGAACATCAGTTTCGGGAGTTAGCGAGGTTATCTTTCGGGCATCCCGAAAACCTCGCTCCACTCCCGGAGTCGCGGAGGCAATCCGCTCCCAACGGTCGCAGATTGCAGGACATATCATCACAGTAAAATGACCAATCACAGTAAACCAAGTAATATGAGTGTCAAGGATAAAACCAGACCCAGAGGCAGACCGAAAGCAAGTGGTATCCGCAAGCTTTCCAAATCCGTGACGGTAAAGTTCTCCAGGATTGATTACGAGCGGTTGCTGCACCGCAGCAGACAGGCGAACCGCACATTGGCGGAGTTCATCCGGGAAGCCGCATTCGAAGCAAGGATTGTGGCCAGGCATTCGACGGAGGAAGCAGCCGTCATACGCAATCTTGTGGGAATGGCGAACAATCTGAACCAGCTTGCCAGGCTGTCCCACCAGACAGGATTCTACCGGACAAGGAATGCCGTCATGGAACTGCTCGAAAAGCTGAAAGTGATCATGAACGAATATAAAAAAGTGGAAAGGAGAAATACATGATAGGCAAAATCAAGAAAGGCAAATCCTTTGGCGGTTGCATCCGCTACGTGATGGGAAAGGACAATGCCGAGATAATCGGTTCCGATGGCGTATTGCTGGGCAATAACCGTGAAATAGCGGACAGTTTCAACTGCCAGTGCCTGCTTAATCCGAAGATAAAACAGCCCGTCGGACACATCGCGTTAAGCTTCAAACCGGAAGACAAGCCGGTATTGAGCAATGAATTCATGGCTAAGATAGCGATGGAATACATGGATCTGATGGGCATCAGGAACACCCAGTTCATACTGGTAAGGCATCACCATACCGACAATCCGCATTGCCATCTGGTCTATAACCGCATCGGTTATGATGGTAAAGTAATCTCCTCACAGGGCGATTACAAGCGTAATGAGATTGCCACCAAAAGACTTAAAGACAAGTACGGACTGACCTATGCGGAGGATAAAGGCAAAACCAATGTAACGAAACTGCATGATTCGGAACGCATTAAATACGAGATTTATCATGCCGTGAAGCAAGCGTTGAAACGCGCCAGGACATGGAAAGAACTTGTGGTCGGTCTGGCCTTGCAGGGTATAAAACTGGAATTTGTCGGAAGAGGCGGCAAAATGAAATCCGCCGGTGACATTCAAGGCATACGCCTTACCAAAGACGGCCTGACCTTCAAAGGCTCGCAAATCAGCAGGGAGTTCAGCTTTGCAAAACTGAATGCCATTCTGGGCGGAAACAGTCCGGATACCGGAGTGGATTTAGAGGTTAAAAAGCAAAATCAAGCTCCGTCAAACCGCAACCGGAAGGAACAGGAACCATCCAATATGGCATTTATTGAAAGCAACGGACTGGGGTTGTTTTCTTCTTTTGGCGAGTCTGTTCCGGAAGAACAGATCCCGTATGACGAACTGCTGCGCAAGCGCAAGAAGAAAAAAAAACGGAAAGGGCTTGGATTATAAGTCTGCCCCAAACAATCAATCATTAAAGTGTAAAACGTTAAAATCAATGAATTTATGAAACAGGAAGAGTTTATGGAAAGCATCTACGGATGCCTGGAGAGAATCGAAAACAAGATAAACGGGCTGTCCATGCCTCAATCGGCGGGCGGTGATGCCGAAGCGGACAAAGAGGTCATACAGGAACTGAATGCCTTAAAGACAGGCTTCAAACGTGTGCTGGAGGCTCTTGTCATGATCAAGGGCGATACAGCCAATCTACAGAAAAGAAACTCCATGCCGGACAAGTTCATGGAAACCCTGTCTGTATTGAAAAGCGAACAGCAGGCGTACCACAAGAATCAGAACGAGTTCCTGGAACGGTTCGCCCAAACAGAGAAAGACACCATCCTGCATATATCGGAGAAGATGGAATCGCTTTCCACTTCCGTCAGAAACAGGATGGAAGAACCCGATGTTGTCTGTCACAGACACAGCATCAGCATAGATACACCTTATATATTCTGGACCCTGATCATACTGGTAACGTACTCGATAGTTGTATCTGTGGCTTTCTGTCTCGGGAAGCAGCTTGACTACGACTGCTCAGACAATGACTTGAAATACCGCTATATCAAGATGAAAGGCGAAGCTTCGCCCGGGCAGATCGGGGAACTTGAAAATCTCTTTGAACTGAACCGTGACGAGGCCGGAATTGAACAGATGCGCGAGGACGTGGAGGCATACGAGGATGCTGTCCGGAGACAAGCCACGCTTGCCGAACAGGCAAGGCTAAAAGAGCAAGCTGCAAAGGAACAGGAGAGCAAAGCCAAGTTCATAAAGATGAAGCAAGGGCAGCCAAAGGGTAACCTTAAATCGAGGAATTAAAGAGGTGGCACATATTAGAATTACAGTAAAAAGAGAGTTTCAATTGCTGTATATCCCGTAGCCGTTATTTAAAGAGCTTTCCCTTAGGCAATTGAGTGAAGGCTCTTATTGTATCATTTCAAATTATTTATCACGCTTATGGCAACAATTAAAGTAAAACTACGCCCCTCATCAGTCGTGGAGCGTGCAGGAACTATATATTATCAAGTGACTCATCGTAGAGCAACACAACAGATAACAACTAATATCCGATTGCAGCCTGACGAATGGGATACAATAGGTGAACAGGTTGTTGTAAGTGTTGCTGACAAGAACATTATTCAGAATCGTATAGATAGTGATATTGCGCTATTGAAACGAATTGTCAAAGATTTGAATAATAGCGGAGTAACTTATTCTGTTGGCGATATTGTAAAACGCTTTAAGTCTCCGGAATGTCATGTACTAGTCTTAGACTTTATGCAGAATCAAATACGATTGATGCGTAATGCAAACCGCTTGGGGACGGCTCTGAACTATGAGAAAACGATGAAGAACTTCGTCAAGTTTCTTGGCGGAGTCAATCTGCCATTTTCGGCAATGACGGAACAAGTTATTGCAGACTATAATGCCTTTCTCGTACAACGAGGAATGGTACGGAACTCTATTTCATTTTATATGCGTATAATGCGTGCTGTTTACAATAAAGCAGTTAGACAAAAACTCGTTGAACAATCACACCCATTTACAGAGGTTTATACGGGCATTGATCGTACTCGCAAGCGTGCTGTATCGGAATCAGTAATATCACAGTTGTATAAACTCAATTTGGCAGAAGGAACGCCACTCGCCCTTGCAAGGGATATATTCATTTTCAGTTATTGTACCCGTGGAATGGCATTCGTAGATATTGCCTATCTGAAAAGAGAGAATATCCAAAACGGAGTGATATGCTATGCCCGCCGAAAGACAGGACAATTGTTGAGTGTAAGGATAGAGCCAAGTATACAACGAATAATTGACCGATACTCATCGGCATTATCTCCTTATGTTTTCCCAATATTGACCTCAACGGAAACAAAACCAGCATACGAAGAATATCAAGTCGCAATCAACAACCATAATAGACAATTGAGACGATTATCAAAGATGTTGCCTGCTGGTTGCAAATTGACATCATACACCTCACGCCACAGTTGGGCCACTGCTGCAAGAAACCACAATGTACCTATTTCTGTCATCAGTGCTGGTATGGGACACACCTCTGAACAGACAACGCAGATTTATCTAACAATGTTGGAAAACTCGGTGATAGATGATGCCAATCAAGGACTTATTAGGTCATTATTGGAGTAG